CGTCTTCCCTTTGGAAGCGGACTTGCGGCCTTTGCGCCAGCTTACGCTGTTGCGGCCTTTGTACTTTCGAAGGGGCATCGGGCATGTGGGGATGTGGGGAGCAAAATGTTGAGGTGGGGAGGGCAGTGGGGCAAGTGGGGCACCTATATTTATAGGTGTGTCCTGTGTCCTGTGTCCTGCTGATAATATTACTTTCGCAGGACACACTTCGTTGTCACATGACGCTTTATCTCAATGCCCGCTACTTTCTTGTTACGTACCCACAGTCGGACGGCCTGGATCCTTGGGCCGTTAACGACCATTTTGGACAACTGGGAGCGGAGTGTATCGTGGCCAGAGAGGATCATGCTGATGGACATACTCATCTCCATGTTATGTGCGATTTTGGACGAAAATTTCGATCGCGACGAGCCGACATTTTTGATGTGGACGGCTTCCACCCGAACATCGAACGGTCTAAAGCAAATCCTCGGAAAGGTGGCCTCTACGCGTGCAAAGACGGAGAAATTGTTGCTGGAGGACTCGACATCGCCCAGCTCCCCACTCGTCTTGTTTCAACAGCTCAAGACCAGGGGTCTACTTTGCTCTGCGCGGAGAGTCAACGAGAATTTTTTGATATTGCTGAAGACATCTGTCCTGGGGATCTCATATCCCGATTCAGCAACTTTCACAGCTTCGCCAAGTGGAAGTGGCCCGAGCTGGCAGAACCATATGAGAGTCCCTCCGGGTTCGCCTTTGCAGATGGAGCTTTTCCTGAGCTGGTTAGATACCGAACTGAGGTTGTGGGAGTCAGAGGTATGTGTCTCAATCGCCCTACGCTCCCTCACGGTCGCGGGGCTCTCTCGGGGGTCTATAGTCTGCTAGGGGTTTTTGCCAGCGTAATGCTCGGTCACGCCTGGTCACGATCGCCCTGCGGCAAGCCTCCGGGACGCTCGGACCGCTATTTGATCAGTGTAATGCTAACTGTTTATAGGAGCTGGAAGAGTAAAAACGCTAGTGCTGTACGGTCCCACTCAGACCGGTAAGACCACTTGGGCTAGGGCGTTAGGCAACCATCTCTACATGAAGGCACGCTATAACGCTAAGCAGGCAAGCCAAGCGGAGGCCGTCGACTATGCTGTGATCGACGATATTAGTGGTGGGATAAAATACTTTCCCCACTGGAAGGACTGGTTTGGCGGTCAGCCTACAGTCCAAGTGCGCCTGTTGTACAAAGAGGAGGTTTTGTTGAAGTGGGGTGCCCCCACAATTTGGTTGAACAACAGGGATCCCAGGGATCAGTTGAGGGATCTGGTTAGCAGAGATTACGCGGTGGATCAGTGTGAGTCAGATGTGGCTTGGATGGACGCAAATTGCATTTTTGTCTACGTAGATAGCCCCATCGTTACTTTTCAGCCCAATACAGAGTAGCTTCAGGTATCCACTGCAGCTGACTTGTGGTCTGATTCTGGGGGGACGATGTCTGAATAATGTCTATTATGTAATAGTCACCCATTCCCGCCTTAGCGCGTGTGCTGGGGCCTTGTGTGAGGGTAAAGGGCCCATTCTCGTCATCATTATACACGAGATTTTTGTTCATTGGATGCCAAAAAGTTCTAGTCGTCGTACGGCCGTTCTGGTTGCCTGATCGGATGGAACGGGTCTTGTCGTACTTGACAGTAATGTAACTCGTATCCAGTGGGGCTGTGAAGTAATTGTTCCAATCAATCCCGGCTGCGCCCTTGAATAAAATACTGGCTAGACGGGTGCCTACGGGGTTTGTTGTAATGTTGACGTCGTTGACTGTACGTGCGAAGCCTTCCGTAGCGACCCTACTGGCTAGGGTGTACCCCGCAGTGGAGTTGCCGTACAGCTCGGATCCTCTCCAAGTGAAACAGATTCTGCGCCATAACCATTCCGTGCCGTCGTTGGTGATGCAAAGGACCTTCTCCTTTAGGCCGCGCATATAGCACGTTTGGCTGCTTCGACTAGGTTGATTCATCTTAAGGCCCTCGGCCTGGGTTGTATCCCGCCATGTCGCTATCCATGGGAACATGTACGTTGGTCCCGCTACCAGCGTTGGGCTGTTGCGGTTGTACGTGGAGGATCCAGACGGGGTCGCCGTGCTTGTGTTTGTAACATGCAGCATGGTGTCCCGTTTTTTGGTGGACGTCAGATTGAGGAGTTTCTTCTTCGTCAGACGAGTCATCTTCACTGACGTCTTCTTCCTTGAGCGTCGCGTCTTCCCTTTGGAAGCGGACTTGCGGCCTTTGCGCCAGCTTACGCTGTTGCGGCCTTTGTACTTTCGAAGGGGCATCGGGCATGTGGGGATGTGGGGAGCAAAATGTTGAGGTGGGGAGGGCAGTGGGGCAAGTGGGGCACCTATATTTATAGGTGTGTCCTGTGTCCTGTGTCCTGCTGATAATATTACTTTCGCA